GTAGAAATCTCTGCTGGTGGCCATGGCGGTTCGGAGGAATCCAACGAATTGGACATACACTTGAGGGTAAGTTATAAAACCCTCGTATTTCTGTGTGTGACCTTCGCTGTTTCCCAAAGAGCCGTCGATGCTATCTTTTAGTAGGTCCCGGAAGGGATACCTACTGCGAGCATGCATAGGCTTCTACTCGAAAGAGTAGTCACTCGGTGGTACCTATGAAAAGTGTCCCTTCCTTCCACTTAGAGGAACCTTGGAGTTAACATGTCTGATCATCCCGAGTTGGACGAGCTGGAGATATGCCGTATGGCTATCTTCGCTTATCTTCCTTGGAATGAACCGGTGGAATATATCAGTGACTGGCTGAGAGGCCAGTTTCCTGATATTCCGCCACAGGCGTTGTTATCTCTTCAGGAACTTCACGTGAGCGATAAAATCGTCACGGAATGGAGGAAGGATTTCATAGAGATGGTAGAGTTTCTCTACTGTTTCTCATAGGCGTAAAGGACATAGGCTATGGATCTAGTTACCCCCTATTAAAGGAGGGCTAGTGAAAAGCCTGATGTCACTCTGGTCCCGATTAGCGGAGGAATCCGCTGATCAATGCTGCACTAGCGCCACTCGCGATATTAATACCGTCGCGAGTCGATTTGAACACGAGGGGTTATCGTTTTTAACGATAACCTTGCCCTCCTTTGGAAAGGCCATCCAAAAATGGCTTGACCAAGGAGAGGTAGGTATCCACTCCTCTTTCGTAATAGAAAGAGGAGGAAGTCTCCCCCGATTTCTCGGAGGTTTCTTCACCCGTGTGTTCGATCGGAATAGTGGCAAGTTACTCGATAATCCCTGCATCGATTCAATTAAAGCCTTACGCCAACTAACGTTGGGGTTCGGCAAGATGCAGTTACCTTGCTCCCAAGCAAGGAATTCCGCAGCAGTGCGGAATTACATCGAGTGTGAGCTGGATGTCCGTGAGTTCGATAGTAACCTCTCTGAAGTAACTCTCAGGGAGTTTACAGATATGTCGAACTTGCTGTTTGGCAAACTGTTTACCAAGATAGATAGAGATATCTATTACGGTAGAACAGTCCCTAAGCATGGTCCAGGGTCAACTGCCGATCGTATTTCTGGAAATCAGAAATACAATCAAGCAGTCTGGACTACACGTCTCGATTCCATCTTTCCGATGGGCGAGTACCTTCTCCCTAGCTGGAGTTATTATTCCCAGCTTGAGAAGGTTGATATCCACGAACCTGGTTCTGAGGTACCCGTTAAGGTTACCTTAGTTCCTAAGACGCTGAAGACACCTCGAGTTATTGCTATGGAGCCTACCTGTATGCAGTATATGCAGCAGGCTGTGCTCCGTACTTTTCTCGAGCACTTCTATAAGGATGACTTCCTTAAGAAAGTTATCGGATTCGATGACCAGGAGCCTAATCGGCAAATGGCCTATCAAGGTTCTCTAGACCAGAGAACCGCAACGCTCGATTTGAGCGATGCTTCCGATAGAGTGTCTAATCAGCTCGTCC